GCGTAGGTATAGGGGCTATTTTGATTGGCAACATTATCGCTACCAACAGTAAATCCGTCACTATTAAACGCCGTCAATCCAGAGACAGTTTGCTCGGATCCAGTTCCGTCGTAAACATCAAACGTAGTGCCATTAGTTGACAAAAGTTTTGTCGCACCACGTACAGTATCGTAAACATTATTATCTCGCCCATGACTGCGATTCTTAATCCACACCCAATCAGGCGAGAAGTTCAGCCCACTGATGGTCTGCGTCGAGCCATTGCCGGTGTAGAGCTTCACGTCGAAGTAGTCCGAGCCTTTGGCAATCGTCGGCGTCGGCAGGTTGGCGGTGCAGAGTGCTTTGTAGCCGCTGGGGGCGGGGTGGGCGAAGGGGCGTTGGCCGAAATTGACAATCACACTGAAAGTCGAGCCATAACTTCCGGCCATTGCAAATACGCCGGTGGGAACACTTGACCACGATTCGTTAGTCCCAGCAGATGGACTACCCGAGTTGTACCAAGTGCCGTTTTGACCAGTCCAAAGTTTGCCGCTATCTGCATCAAAAGCAAACATCACAATATCGTTGGCGACAAGCGTCGAGAATGTTGTGGTTACTGTTCCATTTGCATACTTGGTTTGGTGCTGCCTTGTGTAGAAACCAGTGGAAGCACTATTGGGATCTGCCGTGTTGGAAGCAGCGCCAGTCAAAACACCCATTTGATAGCCATTGCTGGCATCAGGCGCTCCGGGCACTACATATTCCCAATACCATTTACCTGAAGACATAGCCAATGTTGAACGGCAATGTTTCCAACTAGATGCTCCTGAAGTGCCGGATTGAAGGTTCCCGTTGTTTAGTCCAGTTAGCGCAGAATCCAGTGGGTTAAGCGTGCAGTAGTTCCCCCGCACCTCTCCGCCAACGCCTGTATCCGTCCCGTAATTAGAGGGGGAGTCAACTGTGCTGTCGTTTCCTGCACCTGCCGTGACCGATAGGTTGTACGGATCCCAGTTGTTCCCCAGCCCCGAAGTGTCCTTCCCTAATGTGCTGGCGGTGTTGTTGCTGTTGTCGGCAAAGTCGAGGTGAAAGGAGTTGCCGGGATACGTGCCGGTGTATGCCTTCGGGTTCCACGCGCCGGTGGTAGCGTCGGTTTCGGCGAAGCTGCTGGGGGTTAAGGCTTGGCCGTCGATGAAGTGGATATCAGCGAGGTAGCCGTTGAAAAGTCCGTATACGCTGCTTTCTTGCCCGATGTATCTTGTGTCATTAGTAAATAGCAACGTATCCTGCGGGCAATAGCTTACAGAAGAAAACGTTTGCTCTATGCCATTTACATAAACTTTGAGTCGGTTGGCTGCAGTAGATTGAGTAGTGTCAAATGCAATGACAACGTGATACCAAGCAGAAGGATCTCTAAAAACAGCGTTTGTGCTCCAGAAATAGTTAGTTCCTCCAGTCCCTCTCAAGTTGCCCGATAGTTTGTTGTCAGAGCCGTCTAAGCCAAACAGTACAGTTGTGTTTGTTGACGAAGAATCGTAAAAATACTGAACCGTACTTAAAGTTGTGCGCTTTAACCAAAAAGCAAATGTTGCAGTCTTCTGATTGCCAGTTGAACTGAAGGCTCTGGACAAGTAGGCACTGTCACTACTGTTGAATCTCAAACTTCTGCTGACCTGATATCCGCCTGCAGCAGAAGGATTTAATAAGAAGGGATTACCGACAAGAATACTCATCTAAATAACCCTCAACCAACAGTGCCGGAACCGTAAGCCAGCGTAGCTACAGTATTAATTCGACTTGGATTAGCGACGTAATAAGCCAAAATATCCACGCCGCTTGCAGTAGTCGTAAGTGTAGGTGCCGTATTACTTTGGAAAGCCCAGGCACCGCTGTAAGTAAGAAGACGGTAGCCAGCGCTGTCCTGACGAACAATGATCGTGCCGGTTTGGCCGCCGCTTGCGTTGGTGGGGCTAGCCAGAGTTTGAGTGCCACTAGTTAAAACGATCTCAAAGTTATTGCCAGCGCCGAAATTTAAAATGATGACACCAGAGGCACTTACAAAAGTCGGAGTTCCGATTGCCTGAGACTGTACCGTCACAGGACCAGAGATCGGACCACCGGCTTTGTCGTACTTATTAGCCAGCGAGCTGAGCGCCGCGTTGCCGGAAGCTTGAGCGGTGGCAGCACTGGAGAGCGCAGCGTTACCAGAAGCTAAGGCGGTGGCGGCGTTAACTAAAGCAGCGTTGCCCGAAGCAAGAGCTGCAGTACCAGAAGACAGGGCCTGATTAGCGGTATCCTGAGCGGCGACACCACTAGCAGCAGATGTATAACGAACGTCTAAAACACCAACTTCAACACGCTTGTTTGACGTGCCTGAAGCTTGAATTACAGGAAAATAATCACCACTAGCTAACGTCGTGATCGCTGTAAATTGCGATATCTTTTGGCTAGCCATTTTTATACAGTCTCTAGGTCAATTGTAGACCCATCTTCTTGAAGCATAGCATCGAATATGACGCTAACGCTGGATTCAAGAATAATAACTGAGGTGGGGTTAGATATAAACTTGGGTTTGGACGGTTCGACCTCCACGCCGGATGAGGTTACGGCGCGACCCAGAATTGTCAGATATGCACCGCCGTAACCAGTAAGCGCTAGATCCGTTTCCCAAGTACTGTAAGGAACTGTGGTTCCCGAGGTAAGCAGGGAGACATACCGGTACTCGCCTGGAGTTAAACCACTAGCGGCGGTATAAAGAAAGTCACCATTGACTCGAACTGAACTGCCAGCAGCGCCCGAATCAATGGCGACACCAATGGTTGCGGCTTGATCGCTAAGAATAGCAAGGGATTTATATATAAATCCCGTTGAGCTTAAGTAAACAGCATCGCCAGCCGAAATAGCTTCACCTGCTTTAAAAGAAGTAACCGCCATCTCGACCCTTTAGATAACTACAGTTTAGCGCCCTTGGCCAACTGTTTTCTTTTTACCGCGTCGGTTGGGACGCGAATTAACGCCTTGTCCAATCGAAGTCGTCTTAGGTTTGGACTCGATTTTGTTTTGTGTGTTTTTGGGCTTAGACATAGTGATCCGTCAGGGCGAAGCAAGCTTAGATTTGATTCCAGCTCGTACCGTCCCAAACAAATAAATGTTGACTAACAGTGTCATACCAACCAGCACCCTGCGTAGAGGGAGGAGGAGAAACAGCACTATAAGCAAACGAACGAGAGGGACCGGCTTCATACCAGCCACTGCTTGTTGCGTCGTAAACAAAGAGGTTACCAACTAAGGTATTAAACCAAAGCAAACCATCACGCTCAGGGGCGTTTAAACCAGTGCCGGAGGGCGGCAGCTCACCTTTATTGACAATGGCATCAGCGTTGGTTTGATACCACGCGGGTGAAGCAACCCCGTTACCGCTGGCATAAACGAACAGCCGCCCCTCGTTGGTATCAAACCAAAGCGAACCATTGGTGTAATTCGCGGCAGGAGCACCAGACACAGTAACCGAAGTGCCGCCACCGCCGGTGCTCGCTGTACCGCTACCGCTAATTGTTACCGTATTGCCACTATAAGAAACAGTATTATCACCAGCACCAAAAATATGTCCAGAGACAGAATTTTGGAAAACATTGTCGTAGTTAATATTGAACTCACTTCCATTAATAAGATATAAACCGGACCCTGCTGTATAAGTAATACCAGAAGCAGAAGTTACTGTCGCATTAATGACAGTAGCGGTCCCGCTAGCGGTGAAGTAAATACCGGAGCCCGCTTGAATATCCGACGCTCCGCCGCCACCCTGAATCCCACTTATAGTCGTGTTTAAATCTTCTAACGCTCGCACAACCCCATCAAAGTTAGGGGTATAACCAGTAGCGCACCTAGAGTAACTTGTAGTTCCCACTCCAGATACCGTATCTAAAAGGAGTTCGATGACATCGACAATGCCACGGAAGTTTGGTTCGTGTAGAGCACGATATGTACTCCCGTGTGTCGGGCAGGGAGCTAGTGTCATCTATAAAGTCTAAAGCTAGCCTCCTCTTTCGATTCTACAGCATTGTTGAAATTAAGCGGAACGTTTTTGTTTGTTGTACTGAGCGGACAGGCGTTTAATAGAACTTACGGAAACACCCAAAATCTGTGAAACTTTTGAGCAACTGTTGCCAGCGTTTAAAAGGTTTAGAGCTTCGGTTGTCTGCCAGGTTCTCGACCGCCGGCGATCTGCAGCAGCCTTAATAACTTTAAATTCTTCAGCGGTCGAACCTTGCCGGAGGATTTGCCTGACTCGTTCGTGCGAAACACCAACCTTTAAACCAATCTCACGCAGGCTCAGACCATCAAGATATAAATCGTAAATTTGGCAATAACGAGTACGCCGCTGGTCTGCGGTTAAGGTTTCAGTCATTTAAAAGTTTTTGGGTCGTTTCGGGTCTTACTGACCGTACCGACCTTCTGATCGGGTGTCAACCCGTTCATGAAAAAAACCGTCTTCTGCTAACTGCCATGCAGGGACTCCAAGCTCCTCAGCACGCTGACGGCACTCCTGCCAGAATTGCACTTCAGGATTTTCTAAAAACACTGAAGTTTTAGTGGGTACTGAAGCCATTGGGCTTTAGCAGCGTTTAATGTCTATAAGGTAGCACACAAAATAAAGAAATTGTTGTATTCCGTGTTTCCACAGTGCTTCTGCGCGACAATCGAGATCAAAAACTGAAGCTTTAAAACCGTTTATTTAACGCGAGTTTCAAGTAAGTGGAGTTAGATAAAAAGTTTAAAATTAATTCTTATATAACTGTGCGCACACCGTAAAGCTGCGATTGTGCTGGATTTTTAAATAAGCAAACCTAAAAACCCCTTATAAAATTCAAAGATACGGTAAAACCCGTTAAGAAATCCCTCCTAGAGAAAAAATAATTTCTAAAACACCGACAGCCATGCTATCCTCAGATGAGCACCAGATCACTAGGTACTAATACGTGCGCTCTTTAGACCTCGTTGCGGTCTTTGGTCTGCTGGAACCGGCTCCAGTCGAATCCTTAGACCCAGTAGTACAGAAAACCTATACTCTCGACTCCTTTGCCGTCTCCCTCCACGGTGCGGTCGCTTCGTTTGAATGCGCTTGCAAGCGCTCCGAGCCCTATCTCCTCGCTGTTTCGGACCTAGACCGGATCCTCCCACCATCAGGTCATTACGCCTGCGCGCTTTGCCTGAATGAATTAAGAAACGCCCGTACCACTGCTGAGAGGGTCGCGGTATGGTTTCTTCAGAACCGCCCTTCGATAACCAGAGATCAACATCTTTATCTTCCTGAAACGTTTAAGCGTCTTATCGACGCCGAGGAAGGAGTGATCATGCGGCCTCGACGGTTCGTCTACGCCAAGTTTCATAACGTGGCGTTAACACAACGCGATAAAGTGCTCAGCACGTGCGGCGATCCGCACTGTGTGAACCCTTATCACATGATGCTGGCTGCAAGCACAGCAACCAAAATGACACCCGACATGAAAAAGGACGTAAAAACATGGCACTCCAATCAAGTCAGCCCACGGGTTATCCAACAACTGCTCGAAATCAAATACAGCCGTTCTTTCTCTCTGCGGACGATTACAAATCTAAAAAAATCGTTGCCTGCATAAAAACGCACACAGAATTACTGCACCTGCTAAACTTTCGTCAACCGTTGTCGACAAAAGAGCTTTTAAGTGAAATTGGGTACTCGAAGCAAAAGCTTCTAAGAGACCTAAAACAACTTCAAAAGAATGATTTGGTGAAGCGCATCTCATTTGAGTCACACATTCTCTACGTCATCAATGGCAATTTCAACACCCTTATTAAGCAGACTTTAGGTTTATGACTTTTACACAAGAAACAAAGCCATGTCTCTGGTCTCGTGAGCACGTCATTGAGAATCTTCCGGTCTGGATTTACTCTGACAATCCTGAGCCCACGTCGATCTCTGAATGCAAAGCTAAAGTCTCAGCCATTGAGTACACCATTCGGGACATCGAACTTCAAATCGAGGTGCGCGAATTGGAGTTACAGACCGGTAATAGCCGGCACACTTCTAATTTTGACTTTCAAAAATGGCGTACCCAAGCTCTGCGAGCTAAACAAACGCATCTGTATTTGTTAAACGCCTACAAGTATTGGCTTTTGCTTAACGAGCGCGAAAAACTGAGCGATAACGTGGAGCATAAGCTTCAACAAGTTATTAAACTTCTAATTGAGGAGCCAAAAGACTTCGTAACCCAGCTTGAAGCACTGCTTTGATCTGTATAAGAAATAAGTATCACCATAAAACAGACACGGTGTGTGAAGATTGCTTGAAAACAATCGACGAACCACCGTGTAAGCCAGATTTAAATCAAATGTCACCTGAACTACGAGCCCTTTTTGTTCAACTAACTGCTCAACACCACGATTTAACTGAGTGTTGGCGTTCTAGTTACACAAACATTCATATAAAAAACAGAAAATTACGTATACAGAACCTGCTTTATGCCTTTTATAAAGGCGATATCGGAAATTTCAAACTAAAACGCATCTGCAACACCATAGATTGCGTCAATCCTGCGCACCACAGGTCTCGATTTGAGTCACCAAATGTTTTTAAATCTGTACGCGCCGGTTTTCAACGCAAAATAACAAAGCTAGCTGATTTATCAGACTCACAATGGTTACAGCAGCCTTAAACTGTGACTACTGGCTCTTGTAAGAAAGGTCTGGTGCCAGTACCGTGGGGGCGCATACCGTTTTCACCTTTTCCGGTGTGCCGTAAGCGATCCGGAGTGCTTGGCGCTAAGTGCTCAGGCGGCCCTCACATTATTTCTTTAAGATGATCAACAAAGAAACACTTGATCTGCTACGAAGCATCGACACAAGTCTGCAAATAATCGCAAACTCAAAGTCATCGAACATAACCACGGCGTTTGTCAATAAAAAAGCGGTCGCTGCTCGGTTAGGGGTTTCTCCAGTAACGATCGACAAACTGATTTATCAAGGAATTACATCTAAAGGTTCGTCTGGTTTAGTGGAGGGGCGTCACTACTGCAAACTTGATCCTTCGGAAAGCAACACAAGTAATTTTTTGTTCGATAGCGCTAAAGTGCTACAGGATGCTTGGACCTCTTTTACAGGTTATTAAAATGCCGAAAAGCAACACAGCTAACAACCTCGCCAAAAAGATCTTTAGCAAGAGCGAAGTTCAGAATCAAATCGCCGTCAACGTCGTCAAGATGATCGTGGGCGATATCGTAACGCTCTACGAAGAATTTAGAAGTGCAGAGGGTTTAGGGGCACTTTTTTTTAATCCGATTGCTCCTGAGAACAGTTCTTATATGACCATAAAAGACATTAAGAACGACATAATTCTTGCGGAGGAAATAATGGATGAAGACTTAAAAGACTTCTTAAAAAAATTACTGAATATTGTTGATAAGGAACAAGATAACAAGCAAGCGATTGTTATCCTCATCAACAACCAAACGATGAGTATTCATCTAATCGATCTAAATTCTGTCGACACTCAAATTAAAGAACTTGTAGATGCCCTTAGCCGCGATTGATTTTGTATCTCCGCCGGAAGTTGTTGGCGTAACGACTTCATTTTTTAATGGGTCTATTGATTTAGACCCAGCGTCGAGTGAAGACGCAAATACTTTAATTAACGCCAATCGATTTTTCACGCACGAACACAACGGTTTAGTCCAGGATTGGCGCGGTAAGAACGTTTATCTTTATCCACCACGCGATGTTTTGCTTTCGGGGGAACAACCAAAAGAGGTTTTGTTGTTTAACCGTCGCCGAAGATTTCAAAAGTCAGCTCAGCGAGTGTGGCTCGAAGAGTGTCTTAGACGTTATCGAAAAGCTGAATTTGACGAAGCAATCATTTTTTTAACTTCTTCGCAAGTTGCGTTATTAGTTACGCAGAAGTTAAATATTGATCTGCCTATGTGCGTACTGAAGCATCACCCTAATTTGCACTTAGATAGTCCTGGATTACCAAAACTAGAGAGCACTCGATGCCTTGGTTTTGTTTTATATTTACCTTCTCCTTTTAATACAGAAGAAAGGATTATGGAATTCGCTAGGTTATATAGTCAGCTGGGCCGTGTATATTGCTGAGTGATTCGACCGTACCGTAGGTATTGTCCGGTCCGTAAGAATCGCGGTTTGCAAATCCAAGGCCCACGGGGGTGTTCTTCATCTGAGCGAACGTGCGCTCGCGGCGCAAACGTTTTTGTCTTTCATCTGAGCTTTCCGCCCAGACTTGTCCCGCTAAACGAATTACGTTTCGGCTGCGATACCGATAGTCGTGTTTAGCAAAGGGCGCCTCCCCGTGGAAGCGAATTTTACGTTCGTGCCCAGATTCCCTAATGGAATCAGACATTGTACGTATATAACTGACGGAAAGAGTCTACATCGCTAGTTACAGTAGGAGGCTTTTTAGCTAACTCCATGTAAGTCGGATCATAGAGTTTATTGAAAGCCGGTTTACTGGCAATAGCTTCAAAGCCAATTACTGGCGCTGCCAGAGCTTCATAGAGACGAGATTGAGCTTTAGTCGACGCTTTATCCATGCCTGCGGTGTATTCGCCTGCGCTGCCACGGAGCACATCGGCTAACAGATTTATAGAACTACCCGGTGTTTGAATATCTAAAACTCCGGGACGGAAATACTTTTGCTTCGCCTCGTATTCACCTTTAAGCGCAGGAACTCCGACAGCAAAACGTTTTTCGTATTCGGTCCGAGCTTCCGTGCCGGTACGACCGAAAATTTTATCTAATTCCGCTTGCGAAGTTTCGCGCTTAGCTTCGTAAGTTTCAGCCCGAGCAAGAACATCTTTCGCAAGTTCTTTCTGTTTATCTAAAGCATCATTTACGGCACTACGTGCCATGGCAGCGTAATCAGGTTGTTGCCGAGCGCCCATTGTTAAAACACTGGTTGTCCTTTAGCCAGTCTATCGCGAATTTGATAGCCTATCTTCAAAACTTCAGGACTGGTCTTGTTCTCACCTGGATTATAGAAATCAGCGGAAACGTGAGCTCCAGTAGTAGAACCACTGCGACCTTGTGTACCGATAAATGTTCCGGGATCAATAACGGCGCCAGGTTTTAGACCGGGATTAAGTTTATCGAAATGAGCCAGACGCACATCGAATGCTCGTCCCGTCTGCGGGTCGACGCCACGGAGATCGACGTAATTCCCGTAGCCTCTACGGCCTGGACCTTTTTCTAAATTAGTTTCCCAAGGATCGTTAACTACCTTTAAAACTTGGGCTTTAAATGGGAGGTTGAATGCCGCCCCACGACCGCCGGGAATCACAAAGTCAAATCCTGGCTCACCAGAAGTATCAACGGCAGAGGTGATTTGAACCCCCGGAATTGTTGTTCCTCCAGAAGGAGTCAGTGCCCCGGTGGACATAGGCTGAGCACCTATGGATTTATTTAGCTGACTTTCTAAAGCTTCAGCTTGTTGGTTGAAAACTTTTTCGGTTAATTTTGCCTGCAGAATTTGTGTTGCTAAGGCTGTTGGATCAGCGTTCGGCGTTACAGATTCCATCGAAGCCGATAAGGCTTCAGCTCGATACTTTTCAGCTAAGTCAGTAATACCCTGTTCATCTAAAGCATTAGCTAGCTCTAAGTATTTAGTTGCTTGATCCCCCGTCGATGCGGGCTGTTCTGTTTTGGTAGCAAACTCACTAACAATATTTTTAAGCGCTCCTTTGAAATCAAATCGAGGTATAGAAACCGGACTTACAGAAGAAGTTTCGGTTGTACTCTGATCCTGAACTACGGGACTGGGTACGCGCCCGTAAACCTCCTGAATCGAACTTAAGGATTTGACGGGCTGACCATAATAGCTTTTACCCGATTCAGTCGGGAAAGATGCCCACGCGGGGGATAAAGCGGCGGCAACTCGTGGACTTAACCCCTCTTGCTTTAAAGCAGCGAGACCGCCAATCTTCATCAGCTTGTCCCGAGCCAAAGCCAAGGCGGCAATATCCTGCTCTTTGGGTCCGAAAGAGCCCAGTCCTAATCGAGACGCATAAGAACCCCAGGTATAAGGCATGAACTGATATGCACCTGCCGCTGCGCTCTTATATCCCCCGCTAGAAATAACAGTATCGGGGTGCTTACTCAGATCGCTAAAAGTGCCGCCACCAAACATAGTTTGGTAACCTTTAGGTCCTGCAGTCCCTTCAGCAAAACGAATCGCCTGTAATAACCGCTGCCCCTCAGGAGTCTGGCGAAACTGTTCCAGTAATTGCCGCTCATTCATCAGGTATTACTGGAACTAAATTTCCAATAACTTAGTTTAAATGATCCTGACTAAAGAAGAACTTATTCCTCTGCGTCAAGCTCATCATCAAATAAACTCATGTTGGTATCCATAGCAATACCAACCTCACTCATTACAGTTTTATAAGCCCGTTCGCGACAAATTAACTTAAATACCGTGGCCCACAGAAACTGATCGCGGTCTTTGTCCTTCAGTGAGTGAGCCGTGGTGCGGATACGGGTCAGAACAAATTCATCTTCGAGAGTAAGCCCGCAATCAAGGCTTTGAGACTCATTTGACTTACGGGAAGCCATCGCGGTGAGCCGACTAATTAAAGTCTAGCTCTACTCACAAAAAAGCTCTTAAAGTTATAGCACAGAATGTCTTAATCGTTCTGTATCACCAGTTTTTGCAGCTCCAATAGCCTGGAGTTAACTTACTCTTTTTCTCGTCACAGCTATGCCTAGATCTAAACGCAGCGCGTCGTTTAGGATCATCGCTACGATTTTCCATATTCGGATCACCAAAGCGAACTAAACGAACAGTATCGCCTTCTTTAGCCGCCACGGAGTATTCCTTACCGCTCTGAACGTCACGCTTGGGCTGGTTATACCTTTTGAAAACTTCTCCTGCGATACGAATTGTCATAGAACTAAACGCTGCAATTTAATATTAGCCGACCGAAAAATAAAGAACACCTTTAATCGGATAAGACTGAGCGTGCACAGAAGAAACAGAGCTAATATACAACCGTCACATTTTCTCCGCATATACAATGTCGGACGGTAAAGCACTTCTTACCATCGCTGAAACCGCTGAACTTCTTAACTGCAGCTCCGGCTTTGTGCGTAAGCGCATCGCGCTGTCTGAAGCTAATCAGCCTGGCGGGTGGCCCAAATCTGTGTACGTGAACCTGCAACCTAACGGTGCAAAATCTCTGTACCGGGTAAACAAAACTGCGCTCGAAGAGTATCTCCAAAGTTCCCCTACCGCTAAAGTGGAGGCAGAAGAAACTCCGATGGCGGCTGTTGCCTGCACTTTCTGATATGACGTTCTCCGGCTCTTTTGAGGCAGCTCCCACCCCTATGCCGGGTGAGGCAATCGTCATTATCGAAGAGCAGGAATTGAAGCCTGTGGCCACGGCTGACGAGCTTATTAGTCAACTTGTGGCCCTCGCCTCTTATACCAATCAGCTGTATTTACAGGCTCACCTCATTCATCTGAATGTGGAGGGGCCTATTTTTCTGCCGATCCACGAGTTCCTTAAAGAGCAGTACGATGCGCATATTGCGCAGTTCGATGCGCTGAGCGAGTTTGTTCGCTCAATGGATTATTTAATGCCTATGTGCGCAAAAGGTCTTCAAGGCGCCTACAAAAACTTTAAGCACATTAAATCATACGAAGCCCGCGAGATGCTGACGGTGTACGTCAAAAATCTCGAAGCTGCTGGTTTCATGGCTAAAGATGTCGGTATGACTGCTAAGGAAGTGCAAGCACCCGACATCGAAAATTACCTGGCGGAACTTGTGGGGATGATGTTCAAAGCTGCCTGGTTCCTCAAAGCGACTCTGCGCGATTAAATTGCAGTCCAGGTATTAGAGAACTGAATATATAGACCCGCCGCGTAAACACCGGAGGTTTGTATTTGGTAAAACAAAGCTCCAGAACCATAACTGCTCGGACTAGGTAATCCGCTTAGTCCTATATCGGCACTTTTAACTGTGCCCGAGGCCAAGATCGCCCCTGACGCCAAAGTGGCTGTATTAGCTGTGATTGCTCCCGAGGCCAAGATCGCCCCTGACGCCAAAGTGGCTGTATTAGCTGTGATTGCTCCCGAAGCCAAGACAGCGCCGGAAGCTAATACTGCTACGTTTGCAATACCAGCAACGGAAGCTGAGTCTGCCGTGGTTGACGAATCAGAAAAAGACGCTCCGATCTTTTGCCACGCTGAGCCTGTCCAAACTTTTAAATAGTAAGCAGACGTAGAGCTGTCGGACCACAGTTCACCAACTGAGTTACCCGCTACTCCAACGGGAGTTGAGTTAGGCGCCGTGGCCCCATAATGCGAGGGACCGATCTTCCTGATAGCACCAGCTGAGTCTTCGAAATAAAGCCCTGGATCGGCGGCACCCACTGCCATAGCCAGTTCACCGTTCTGAATAACAGTTCCGCTAGGGCGATCAGACGATTGACCGGAACGCTTTAAAAGAAGAACAACAGGTGTTGAAGTCATATCAGTACGTACCGCCGTTGATCAACGAAGGGAATCCAGCGGGCGGAATTAAGACCCCGTTAGCATACTGCCCTCCAACAAAAGTGTTAATAGGTTGCGATACTAAAACCCCGTTGGCGTATGTACCGCCGTCATACACCTGAAGTTGATCGAAGTTAATCGGAGCGAATGGGTCGAATTCCTCGATGGTAAACATCTCGAAATTCTCCGCCTCCATTGGCGTCAAAGAATTTATATTTCCAAAGTTCAGTGTTTTACCCATCATGTTGTACATGTCGGGGTACATCATGTGCGTAGGCATATCGTTTTTCGCAGGGCTATACCTCTGCCACCACACGAGATTTCGCTCGCGTTTAAAAAAGTCTGTCTGTTTAGCTAAATCAATTTCGAATTTTTCTCTGTAATACTCGTTCATCGGTTCGTCGTTTGGTTGAGCTAACCACATCGATGTTGTAGTGGTCTGCCCAAATCGCAGCTGAAGATCCCACATAGCCGCATAAATATGCTTACACCAACGCGGCTGATAATAAAAAACGTTTGGATCTGAGTACACGGCTTCCGTATACTCAGGGATGTTATAAATTTCGTTTAGATATATAAAACCAAATGTCCGAGCAAAACCAGGGTTGTCATTAGAAGGAACCTGCCGCACAGTCGAGTCGGGACCGGCATCGTAAAAACCTGGATTGGTATTCTGGACTCGGGTAAACGGATATTTACGACGCAACGAGGCTTCATAAAGATTGAAACCTTCTCGGGCTAAGAAATCCGGGCAAGTGCATTGAGACCGCATTTCGGTAGTCAAATATTCCCCGACTGCCGGAGGACCTGTAGCAGGAACTGCCATGGTCGTGGAATTAACCACGGCCCAGCTATTAGCTTCGGTATGGGATAAAAACAGAGTATTAAATATGGGCAGAAAACCCGGAGCTTGAGGAACCCCGTTAATTCCTACAGCGGTAACCGTATAGTTGTTATATCCGTACGCTTTTTCTGTGCCGTCTGCGTTATATCTATTTGATAAAACTTCTCCAGCAAAGAATGAAATTGGTGCGCCAAAGTTAGAACTCAACCGAACCGCATAAGTGTTTGCGTCGTAATCAGTGACGGAAACGACCGAATAACCAAAATTCAGGAAGTTAAATGAATCCCTAGGTCGAATTCCAACCATCCACATGCGCATGTCTGCACGCGTGGTTGGATACATAAAAGCAATACCAGGCAAAAATGTCCCAACACCGGGAGCACCTGATACAAAATATTTAAAGCTATACGTCAGACCTTCATATGCTTGCTGCGAGTACATCGCAAGCTCATACCCACGTCTCCAACGAGCCCAAAGGGACGCGTAATCGTAGTCACTTAAAAGACTAAAGTTTTTAGTCCCCGTGACAGGACGAAAGCGTCTTTTAAACGGTAGAGGACGTAATAATTCGCCTGCGTTATCAGAACCGCGAATCGTGCGAGGTTGATTTACAGGGTTAGTGGCTTTAAAATCTCGAAAGCCAAAATTATCAGATCCTCTTTTTCTTGCCACGTATTAATAGAACCCGCCTTGGGCCCAGATCGTGATTCCGGAAGAGCTAAGACCGCCAGAAACAGAAGTAGGACCGTTGCCGAGATAGCCGGCGCAAAGGATATAACCTTTTTCAAGGTAAAGACCTTCTCCTTTACCGATTTGAATCGGAGCAATGATGTTTGTGTCACCGGTTTTGGGCACCGGAGCATTAACAGCAAACAGCTGTACGGGAAGCGGATAACCAAAGGTACTTCCGCTCAGCCCCACCTCGAAACGACCCACCATAAGAGCCGCCGACGTAGAAGGTGCGGCCTGGTTAGGAGCGTAAACGTAAAGCCCAATGTCAGCGGTTCGAATACCGCTCTTATCAGGGTAATCTTCGTTGCTAACAATCGTGATGTCCTCAACGAGAGCCGCGTCTTCTGAAGGCAGGTCACCCACGCGGACTAACTGAATCAGATCAGTCAGATTCGGGTTCGTCGGATCGCATTGTCCCGTGCCGCTGGTAATGCGCGCGCCGCGAAGAAACGGGCGGTCAATCAGACAGGGCTGCTTGTTTGTGCTAGTCGAGGCCATTGTATGCGCTCTGTAATATTAGAGAAGCAGACCCTTGAGGGGATTGAAGGAATCGGCTTCCTTCGTAGATTTATCAACAATCGATTTCAGTAAATCAGCTAGGTAACTCTCCTGACGCTGGGTCTGCAGATATTCCTGCAAACGTGATCCGGCCATGCGCGGAGCTTCGCCACGGATGCCTCGGATTAAATCACCAACTCCACCAAACAAATCTTGGAGACCGGCGCCAGCAGCTAAATAGTCAAAACCGGGTTTAGAAGGACTCGGAGCAGTACTACTCCCGACGCCGCCAAAGTCACTAATAGTTGCTTGATCCGACGGAGTGATGTAGTCCGTGTATGAGTAGTTAGGCATGGTCAGCGTCCGCTTGTTTAAGTTTACTTGGAAATAAACAATCAGATCAGGTTTCGGCCCTGCAGCGCATAAATAAGCGCCGGATCTAACCCACGGACCTCATCGATGATCTGCGGCGTGGTAAACGACCGTAAATCAGATGCCCCTTGAGTACCGTCAATAGCGGCCTGAGCAGCTGCCGAAGTGTTGCCAATAATATTGTTGGCGTTATTCGAACCAGCGGGTGCGGTAATAACCTTCTGGGTTTGTTGAGGAATTTGCTGACTAGGTAACGTATAAGAACCAGTCGCTTTACGCAGCAGTTCGTAAGCAAGCTCCGGATTAGCGTTAGCCCAAGTAACGAGCTGAGGGCTGTCTAACACGCCGCGCTTAGTTAACTCTGAAACAATCTCAGCTTTGTTAGCCGGGAACGAAGCATACTGCTCACGTTGACCGTAATACTCACGCAGTTGAGCCTGAGGCTTGGTGTACTGTTGCTTCGCCGCACGAAGCGCTTCGTCTTCACCGCGAGTTGTGATGACGGTCTGACCCTCGGCACCCCGATAAACAGGGGCAGGCATAATGGCCCGCGCAGCGGGGCTCATGCTCTCAGCAATTTGTTGAGCGGTATTTGCTTGCCGATTTTGAGCAGCTTGGGGATCATTAACTAATCCGCCGGCATCAGCGCTTTCGGTTGTGGGACCCATCGGAGTCTCCAACGGAGCCTCAGGAACAGCCGTAGGAGCAGTGAAACGACCAGCAGCAAAAGCTGCAGCTAAACCGCCAGGAATACCTAAAGCCAAACCGAGTTTACCGAGGTTGCCTTGGCGCACACCGCCCATGGCGTTGGAGAGTTCGCGAACATCAACATCCACAACGTCTTCCACACCACGGCGAGCACCGCCGCGTTGAATAAACTCGTCGAGCAGACCGCCGGGAGACGGCACAACAGCACCGCCTTTTTCGGTCATTTGGATTGCTGCTGCACCGGCGGGAGGACGCATCCCACCACCAGGGCTACGCACCAATGCGCTAGCGCCGGAAAGATTTTCTTCTAAATTGCGAAGAAAATTGGTGCCGGCGGGGGACACCAAATCATCAACAGAAACGGGCTTACCGTAATAAGCCGTGGCACGCTTAGCTAACTCATTAATTGCCCGGTAAGTGCCGGGGTCATTAGCGTAAAGCTCCTCAGCAGTTTTACTCACAGGACCCTGCATTGGGGTCGTCTTAAAAGCAGGAGCTGGAGCCGGAGCAGTTTCAAATAAATTTAATTGATCCCGGCTAGGGGCTGCAGGAATCTGAGGGGCATCCACAGCCCTAGGGTTCGGACGAAGCATCGCCCGATAATCCACATCGGCAGGAGAAATCTTAGGGCCGTAAATAGAACGACCGGGTTGAGTGCTTTGAAGAGCAGGGAGTAAGGAGCCCTGCCGAGCAGCGGGTTTGGCTGCTTTAATGGCCGCCTCTCCAACTTCCCGAGTTACTGCGCCGCCGGGCTTCAGCATCCCGCTTTTTACTAAACCAGAACCAAAGATTTTTAGAATCTCTAATAACTGACGGTTCACAAACCTAGGGCGCAGTCCTTATCTAACTATAGCTTTTATCGCCAATTTGCGTAGAAGTATAAGCGGTCTGCACGTGAAGTATCTGGTGGTCCAGGAATAGCCTGAATAAACTCACCGCCACTGCGCTCAAACCGATACCGCGCTGCCACGGGGTCCCGATAGTTAGGCACATACAGCATGTGAGCTAAACGGTCACACTCATAAAGGTAATTTTCCCGCCAGATCCGGGCGGTCTCACGCTTGTCCTGAATATTAATCGAACGACTAACGTCGCCCAGAATCGTTTCTTGACGACTGGTTGCCCGCCCCGTGGCCAATTCCGTCAGGCGCTCTGCTTCTTCGCAGCGCTCAATCTGCTGAACTATTTTGTCGTAATAATATTCACTTGGAATGCTATTACAAGCCTCCATTAATCTGGCGTAATCGCCAGCCGGCACAGTCGCAATATTGTATCCAAGGTGATACGCAACACGACTAAAGTTAAAGTCGTCAAGCCTATAACCAAATACCTGCGCAGGGTTGCGAGTAAGTTGATTAATTGCGGCGTATATAACTTCACGCTTTGTGGCGTCAGTTGTGTCGGGCTGAAAGACAACACCTTGACCCGCAAGGTAACTTTGTATCTGTTGAAGTTCTTGCGTGCTTAACTGAGCCACTACCAAAGCCTGCTACATATTTAGATTCTAATTCTTTATTTAAAAGACCTCTACGTGATCACTCAACGTAAACGTGATCGCCCTCTAAAACAGAATCCCAATCCACACGGGAAATCGAGCGAAGCTGATCAAGTTTAGTAAACCGCTCTCCCGGCATTGATTGCTGCAGTTCTTTGATCTCAGTAGCGGTCTTTAAACCAACTCCCTTGAGCACTTGCGTCAAAAGTTGCGGGGTGGCCGAATTAATGTTGACTCGGTTAAAAGCTTGGACCTCAGGTTTTACGATCTGTCGCCCACGACGCTGCTTAGCTGGTTTTTCAGTAGGTTCAGGAGCGTCTACAAGATCCTCAGAGATTTGATTTTTATGTGCGAAAAATACTTTCCCCGTGGTTAGGGAGCGAACCATTTTATATTCACCGTCATCGTGCTCACTTAGAATTTCAATCTTTACGCCATTAGGAGTAAAGGTGAACTCTTTAACAGACACGGCAGTCATTATGTAGACAGTGATCTGTTGTTAGTTATAGCACAACAGGCAATAAAAAACCCCCTCCGAAGAGGGGGTAAGCACTCCGATAAAACAAGTTTATCAGGAGGGCACAGTCGAGGTGTACACGTTGGATTCCACCACGCCGCCGGGCTGCAGAGCCAGATCGTCGCGCTTGGGCGCTTCGTCGGGGATGAGCCAGCAGACTTCGCAGATACCCAGAGCCTTGTTCTTGCCAGACAGTTTGTTGGCTTGAGCACGGGGATCGTACACACCGGAACCGAGACCCAGGCCGGAGCCAGGAACAGTAGCGGTGCTGTACAGACGGTACTTCACATCGCGAGTAACGGCGTGCATGCTGGCATCACTCCAGGCGTTGCTGGAAATGTAGCTACCGTTCTCGATGCGGCTGTTCGAACCAACGAGGTTGGCGAAGAAGCCACTGGGGCTAGGCGCGGTGGTGAGACCGGAGGACAGAGCAGGACCCACGCCGAGGGCGGGGGCGCTCTGAGCACCAGCAATACCGCTGCTGATCACGTCGCCGCCGTCGAGACGCACGGACACGCGATACACGTATGCACCGGAAGGCACGGTAATGCCGTCGGTGATGTCAGCACGGACATCCTTAGACGCGTCAGGAGACGGAATAATAATGTCAGCAGCCCGGAAAGGCTGGTTCGCGCTGTTCTGACCCGAACCATAAGGCTGGGTGTAATAATCCAGCTGGTTGGTGCTAGAGCTGGCCTGATAAGACAGGTCAACGTAACCCACGGCTTGCTGAGCAATCCAACCGGGGCGGAAGACCACGCCCACCGGGCCGCCAATCGGCTGGTTGGTATAGGTCTCGCTGGTGCCGTTCTCATTCAGGAAACTGAAGTTGCTGGTGGAGTGCCAGTAACGGAGAACGTTGGTGTAGTTGCCAGGATAAATCTTGGCGACTGCGATCTGATCGGGATTAATTGCCATCGTTAGTTACCTCCTCAAGCGTTAAAGGAGTAAGCCACGGTGGCGAAGTCAGCGTTCAGAAGTTCGAAACCTGCGTACAGGCTCCAAATCATCATGATGAAACGGCTGAAATCGTCGTTGTTGTTCAACAGCACCTGAGCGTTGTTGCCGCCGATACCGACGCCAACGCTCTGGGGACCGAAGAACATACCGATTGCGGTTTCGTAGGAAGCCGAGGTGCCGCCGATAGAAGCGGTGGCATTCTGAGATGGCATGTTGGTGGATTCGAAGAAGCGAACGCCTTCGAACACGAAACCGGTGGGCATAATCGGCTCACCAGCCACAAAGGTGGCTTGACCAAAGCCCTGACCCATGTACAGCGCAGCGTTGGGCTGCATTGCCGACATTAGGGGGTTGATCTGACCGTTGCCGGGGTAACGAGCAACTTCGCGGAAGTCGCTGTTCTGGCGCAGGTGCATTAGGAAGGTAGGATCGCAAACACAGCGATAGAAACCGTCCTGGAAGGTAGGAACGTTACGCTTACGCAGGCTCTTCACCACGCGCAGCAGGTCGTCCTTAACGTCGAACTTAGCTTGTTCGGCGTTGGTGTAGGTGAGGCTACCAACGGCGAGATCACCGGGGTAGTAGTAACCACCTTGGGAATCGGAAGCCTTACCCTTGGAAACAGCTTTCAGGAGTTCGTTGATGAACACTCGATCGCGCCAACGACGATAGTCGTCGAGCAGAGTCAGCGAACCGATGGACTGGTGAAAGGCAGTCAGGTTGCCGGTATCCAGCAGAAGACGCTGCGCGGTGATCAGAGTCTCGCGAGCAATCTTGAAGGTGCTGGGCTGAGTGGGATCAGTCGGGTCGGCAGGACCGGTGTACTCGCGGAGGGTCACGAGCACCTTGTCCTTGACGATGTTTCGGCTGTTGGCAGTACCGATGGTCTGCTCAGCAGTGCGCTCCCGAGACTCCTTAGAGCCGGGGTTGCCCCAGAAACGATAACGGTCAAGCTGTACGGTCTGGCCAGGTTGCTTCGAAAAATCGTGAACAACCACCGGCTCAGCAGCCATCTCTACGACGTACGCAGGATGGGGACGGTATAATTCCGCACCGAGCAGCTTCGGAAAATCATTGTCGACGAACAAAGCGTCAACCTCCGAAGAACTACATATTTAATTTAACTAAAAGATTGCAAAAACAACACACCGCTGTTGCATTCTTAGCGTTAAATCGCTTTTTGGTTGCTGGAATTTACCGTGGGACTAAAAACCCTCACCATGTTGCGCACAGACTCAGCACCCTGCATATAAACAGAGCCATAGTTGTAGGCATAACGCGTGGACTTACCGCGATATACGTACCGCAAAGCAGAAGACATTAAGCCAGGTGTTCCCGACCGGATAGTTTCTGTGTAAGTCTTGCAATAAACAGGAGAGTTATAAACCCACTCAGAACGATCAGAAGTGCCTTGAGAACCTAAGGCGTTTGTTAAGAGTGTGCCCTCATAACTCCGATGAGTAACACCGCCTCCTGTTTGCCCCTGCGCTGCGCTGTTGGCTTCTGGAGTGTTATAAGGATTGTAATTTTGATCAGCCGGCGCAACCCCGCCATAATACGTGTAAATACCTTCGTTACGAAGGCCGTATTCTGGTCCGGTCGACGTAACAACTTTTACATTTGCAATCGTCGTTACGCTTAGAGGGCGATAACCGTTATAAGAACTAAGAGAACCGCTTGGCAAATAGTCTGTGTTCTGATAATCAACCCAATAACCAGAAACAGCTTGAGGAACAGTCCTAAAAGCAGTGCTCTTATACCACTGAGTGCTATTTACTGTTGCGACTACAGCAGAGCTGCCCATATTAGAGTGGTGATCACAGTAGTAATACAGAAAAGAAGGTGCCGAATCGGCAACAACAATTTGAATGTAACTATTCGGCGTCCCTGGTGTTCCGCTAGTTGTTACGCCGACTGTATATTGAACCCCACCACTGTGCGTGCCATTGCTGGTCGTGGAAAATCGAAAAGGATGTCCCGCGTTTGACGGATCAGATAGATTAAAAATAAAAGTCTGACCTCGCCTTAGCTGAAGCACAGCTTGAGGTTGATTATTTACATAAAAAATATTTCCCGTGCCAGGATTAGCAACTGTTACATTTAAATAAGTCGTTATTTGTGCGTTATAGATATCCGCGTAACTCTGATCAGGAGGTCCGGGAACAGTTACACCGAGGTCAGCCCCAGTATCGCGGATACCCGAGCTAAGGACGATGTAGCCCTCGTGGTTAGGACCGGATTGAATCCGATGAAAACCCGTGTCGTATTTGTAATTAGATAGCGGTGTATAAACCACGGTGAGTACGCGGGCCTACACCAAGTATAGGATTTTAACTAACGACTTCCGTATCGACGGAAGTGGGGGGATCCACTTTTTGACTCAGGTTGTTCATATCCGCGCTGATATTTTGCATATCTTGCACGTAGGCAGCGCGCAGAGATTCAAGCTCAGCTTTTAATTGCTCAACTTCACTGGAAGATGAGGAAGCGCCGCTATCGCGACGACGGCCAAGAGAATTAGGCATTTCAAGAAGTCTTCTTAGATTCAGTATACTTCCGAGCTTTTTTCTTCGCTTTTACTCGTTCGGGTAAATTCCCTTTAGTTTCTTTTTCGTACTCAGCCACCTTGGCTTTTGAAATCTCGCCGCGTTCAGCCATTGCGTAAAATTTACGACGCTGACTCTCTGACGCAAAAGGCATCAGTTTAAATAACTCTAATTAACTATAAATAAAAAACCCCGCCTGTGAAGACGGGGTTCCGAAGTTCCTGATTACTGTATCAGGCGTTGTCCATGAACAGAAGCTTGCCACGGAAGGCGTCAGGGCTCATCTGAGACAGATAGCGCCAAGCCTGCTCGGGGCTACGGTTCATAGCTTCGCTAAAACCGTTCCACTGAGAATCGGAATCCACGTTGGGAGCGCCGGCCATAGCCGAAGCAGGAACAGCAGGCAGCTGATCGTAACGAGGCTGATAATTCTGGGTATCAGCTTCGGTGTCCACCGGGTAAACCTCAGTAAAGAAGCGGTTGGTGTAGTCAGCTAACTGATCGGGATCGGTCAGGATATGCTCCATAGCCATCCCACGAGCAGCGATGTTCTCCAGAACACCGTGTTGTTCGATCAGGGCATCCTCAAGCACGGTGGCATACTGATTCAGAATGCCAGGAGCTTCGATACCGAAGTGATTAACGACGGCGGCGGTTGCCTCGCTTAGGGCCGGAGCTTGTTGCTGCTCCGTAGAAGTCGGATAAGAAGTCTGGGTTGTAGAGTCGCTGCTGTACGAGGTCGGCTGAGCCGTAGGCGCTTGGTAAAGATACGGTTGGGCCTGTAAACTCTGACTGTACAGTTGAGTATCCTGCGGCGCCGTCTGGTACTGCGGATACTGTGCTGTCTGGCTGGGGGACGGGGAGAGGCGCGAAACCACCCGCTCCAGGCTGCCCATTGCCGCCTCCCAGGGGTTGGACGGGGAGGACGTTGACGGAGACTGGCTGAACTGGCTGTTGGTAGAAGGGACCGTAGCCGGTGCCACCTGCAACGGCGCTTGCGGCATAGTTGCCGAAGGTGCCGCCTGGGTAGTTGCTACCCACTGGGGGTAGGCTGTAGAGCCCTGGTCCGCCGAGGGCGCCGCCTGCGGGGCTGCTACCGCCGGGGAGACCGGGCTCGGGATCGAAGCTTGGATCTGCTGGCTCATAGCTGCCCGAGTAAGTCAGTTCTTGCGCAAGGTGGTCAAACGTCCTATAGAGCAAGGGCGTTATGTTTAGCCGAGGATCAGCCGCAAGCGGTTGATTCGGCGCAAGTGGATGTGGCGCTTGCAACATCTGATTTAATAATACTAGAAATTGTTGAAACGCGCCTTGTGTTTGTTGAATCATTCGGAAGGGAAATCCCTTCAACATTTCGGCTCGTTCAGAATCGGTTTTATCGGGGAAGAGATACTTAAGAGCTTCGACGCTATCCACGCCGAGTTCTTGTAAGTTCCGAACGACGATAGATTTTTGGTTTACGTCATACGCCGTATCTTCGTAAACGTCTCCTTGGAAGCGATACGAAACGTCGCGATCACCGTTAGGCGGTAAACCAAAAACACCCCGTGGGACCTTATTTTCTTGTAACGCAACCTGCATCGCAGCAGTTACGTCACTTTCGTACTTGGCTAGCTTTTTCTGATAACGAGCTAAGGCTTCTTCCGTTTGTTCCTTAGGTTCTTTAGGGGGCTCAAGCCCCATAACCTGAATGAAGCTTTCGCGGAAAACTTGCTCTTGATGATAGAGAATCATCTCAAGCAAACGACAGAAACCGTAGGTCAAGAAGCTCTTGTTCTTGCGCAGAGCCGTGGCCTGAGCCCGACCCATAAGACCTTTGATTTCGGTTGCGGTAGCGCCGGCAGAAATAGATATTTCGTCAACGCCGCCCAAAGCTGTACGAATTTCTTCCCGCAGTAACAAAGCGTAACGGTTCATATCCCCGTTAACCGGGTCGGGCGTCATATAGCCCACGCGGTCAGACGGTTCGACGTTGGCAATAACCCGAGGAACTCTCAGGCCGCCAAGCATCGCAGATGAACCAAACGGTTCCGACACTCGGGTCGACGGAGTATCGCGTCCGGCAAAACCGCTTTGACTACTAATAGTCGGACGGAATGTACGATCCGCATCCGAAGCTTCGACCAGATCGCTTCGAGGACGCGAACTGATCAGCGTGGGATTACCAAAGAACTCAATATTCTTAGCGATATTTTTCATCATGCTGTCGTGCAGCACGATTTGCTCCATGAAGGGCTCAAACTCGCCTTCGCCCTCAGTACCGCTGCTATTGGGTTTGTTTAAAACCTCAACCGCAGGAATAAAACCTAATTCATTAACGCGACTGTTCCTAGGAGTCAGAACAGTGCCGGGTTCTAACTCAAAACTAAGTTCACTATTAGATTCAAATTCATTGATTTTGTCTGCAGTTATAGAAATGCGGACGTAGCGCTTATTTTGTCCGTAGGTATCCGCAGGCAAACCTAAAGTCGAATTTCGGACTTTATAGCTATATAAAATGACGACTTCTTCGATTTCACCGTTGATATCGTGATAAACCCGGTATTGATTTTTCGCAAAGAAATAAATTTGATACTTCAGCTTCTGATCCGGACGAAAATAGAACAGCCCACACCCATCGATCAAAAAATTACGGATAATCGCTGGAAAGCGAATATCCATCCGGTTGAGACTAATTAAAGAGTCAATAAATTTGCTTCTTGACTTATAAGTATCCTGCTCACAGTAAAAAAACAGCCCTTTTTTGATCATAAGCAGCGTCATCTGCTGCAAATGACTCAAAACGACCATCGTGGCAGATTGCTTACTGCGATCCTGCGTCCGAGAAGCTTCGAGAATCTCGTTAAAACGCTGACGAACGCCTAATGAATCTGCCATGGCCTTATTCTCCGATTTTTAAGGCCGAAAATCAAGCTTCGGCGCCTTTCTCTTCAGCTTTACGCTTCATTTTGGCTTTCTGAGCCTTCCGAAGCGCTTCTTTGCGCTTCATTTTGGAGTGCTCTTCCGATTTCTCACCGTGCTCGCCGCCTTTTTCCTTCGATTCAAAGTGCTTCCGGAGCGCTTCGGGCATTTTCTCAGCCATTTGGTAAAAGATACTGGCGGACTCTCTCAAGTTTAAACAATTCTGACGGCAAAAGCTCATGCGGATAAGCTTCTAGGATGTGATCGCAGCGCCCCAGAGGGTCTGTACCGCCAGCTTTTGCTTTGTAGTTGTCTAAATGCGACAACATTTCGTCACTGTTAGCCGGAGCCACGGAGTTCGGGATGTCGTCGAAGCAATGGGAGAAGGAAGTGACTTTGCGCTTCATCCGATCCGCATCGCCCATCCAAGAAAAATGCCAACCAGCGTCGCAATCGCCCACAACGAGATCGTTGGGGTTCATCCGAATTTGAGAAGGAGTCTGCTCTAGATGCTCATAGAGCACAACGGTGCCGCAGGTCCAGTTATTGGGAGCCTTGGAGTTATCGCCATGAGGATCTTTCACACGCAGATCAGCGCGCCCGTAAAACATCGGCATTGACAGACGAACGCAGCGCGACGCGTCGGCTTTAGCGATTTCCACAGCCTCAAGGAGTTTCTCCGGCTTGGGAATTTCGTCTACGTCGCTGAAGAAAAATACAGAGTCCGGGGGACACATCCGCATACCGACTCCAAGTGCGTCCCGTTGGGCGTATTCCCGAGACCAGGGAATAGAGCATTCTTCAGGCGTGGGCAGCTCGACGTGCAGTACCTGAAGCTTTTCCTCAGGCAATCCGAGTTCACGGATGGTGTCTACGCAAGTAAACGGTTTAGGGTCTCCACGGAACGTGCGGTTCCCATCGGTGATAATGAAACCGTCAACGACATCTTTAAGAATGTTGTAACGGAGCTCTAAGAGCTCCTTTTCGTCAAAATATAAAAAGCAATCAAACAGCATCTGGAGCTAAAAAGCTGCCAGTATGCTAACTCTTAATGGCGGTGTTGTAACCCCCACCCGCGCGAATCACTAAAGAGCCGTTCGAAGGGCGGCGACGCTCACGAGCAGCGCTCAAAAGATCTTGCTTAAGGCTTTCTAAGTCAGGTGCAGGTCCCTGATCCTCACCATAAGGACCAGACTTAGGGGGAACAGCACCCTGCATGTACGAAGCATCGTACCCGGCGTCGTAGCGAGTATCATCCATACCCGTGCCTTGGATACGCTCCTGCATCTGCGAAGCGCGCTCCATATCGTTAAAAGCAGCGCCGAAAAATTCGCTTGCTCGACCGAAGGGGCTAGATGGGCGCATCATGAGCTTTTACGTTTAATATACTCGGAAGCTTTACGTCTAGCTTCCCGAGCTTTTTCAGTATTAGGAACCTGAGTATTAACAGGTTTATCTCCACGCGTGGCAGCTTTTTTACGCTCGTCGGTAGCGCGACGTTCCTCTGGACTTAAAGCTGCCCAAGCTGCCCGAGGAAGATAACGTTCAGTTCTTCCTTTTTCACGAGCTATGTCAGCCATAAAGATTGCCCGCCATTAGGGCTCTATCCGTTAAAGGTTTAGCTAACAAAGCATCTTTCGTGTAATCAACTAAACCGCTCATAATCGAAGTTTGAGTCGGTGTTGTAGCTGAGCTCAACCACGAAGCAAAATCTTTGGCTTCAGGAAGAGCTCGTTCCCGAAATGTTGAGCCTCCGCTTAAAGCGGTAATTAAATCCGACGCCGAATAGTTCATTTTTTATCTTTCGATTTTTCGTACTCTTCGCGAGTTTGCCAATCTTCCTTACCCCAACGGGTAAGACGGTTCTCCGAAGATTTTTTACCTTCGTAAGATCCACCCATTTCTTTATAGTACTTAGTCGCTAGCTGCATCGCACGAGCGCTGTGGCCACCGAGTTTTTTGCGGGCTTTTGCTTTAGCGCGAGCCCATTTCTCAGGGTCTCTTTTTTTAGCAATCTCAGCCATGATTAGTACAGTACGTAGCAGTGATCAATAGTCGAGGTGCCACTAATTTGAGTAATCGATATTGGCAACAAAACGTCCGTACGGATGTGGTTAAATGTAATAGGCGATTTAGAGTCCGCCAATAACACAACTAAAGTTTTGTCCGTGTTCTTGTTTGCATTCTCAACATAAACTGCACGACAAGCAGCAAAGTTGACGTTAGCTCCCGATGCGTTTACAAGGAAACCACTGGTATAAGGCAGCGAAGCTGTCTGCCCGTAAACACCCCCAAACGCTCTAACGTCCATATTTAATCCAGTGTCTCTATCAGTTTAACCAAATATTCGACAGCTTTTTCCAAATCTTGTTTTCCGTTTTTTTCTTCCCACCGCCATAGATATTTTTGCGCACAGCCCTCTAGGTAACCTTGGTATTTAACCAAACCCATAGATGCGTTCTGTGCATCATAACATTCCAGACCTCCTTTTTTGTAATAAGAAGGGCGGACTGCAGGATCCTCACTCCGCAACGTTAAACCACCAAATTGTGGCTCCGCGCTGCTCCAAAAATCGTCGAAGTCTGTAGGCGTCGCGTCGGTGTAGGGTTTGTCGCTCATTTTTACCTTCAAAGTAGTAGCAGATGTGGACATACTCCGCACCGCGTGGGACCAATCTAGGCTACAAAATAAGCATCTCCTCTATACATAGTAAATCTTTTTCGCGTTCTTTAAACTGTCTTGAGTATTTGTCATCGTCATGACAAATCAACCCACACTCTAGAATGCAATAACTGTCTTTACGTTTTACAACAGGCACACAACGTCTGTGCTCAAAGTTTATCGGTAAATATTCAAACGCTAATCCCATCGAACTACGGTCCGCAATTGGCCAATTTCTAATGCCCGTTTTGGCGTAACTTTTTTGAGGATCAAAGCTATCGGAGCGAATATATAGTTCTCCGTCTTGCTGATCTAAGATCATCCCGCAGTAATAAGGACTGCCTAATTGAATAAAGAAATCAATCTCATGATCAACAACAAGAATTTTTGGAACCGTGAATCCAATATTGTGCCAGACATTAGGAGTTTCTTTGGTTAAAAGCCATTTTTCATAGTTACCAATCGGGATTCGTTTCCCTTCAAAATTTTCATAAAGGGCAAACCCAGGCTCTAACCCATATCGGTTTAATACTGGTTTCCATTTTCTGTAATAGTCAAAATTATCTTTCCGAATTAAAACGTCATTTTCTTGATAAATGTAATAGTCCGCCGCGCGGTTCAAAATCGCTAAAGCTAAATCAGTTTTGTGTGCCCAGGTCAGATACCAACCCTCATACTCTGGACCGGCAACTTTAACCTCGACAGTAATATTTTTAAATTGCTCAAACAGCGTATCTAATGTCTCAATATTATCCTGAGCTTCATAATTTATATAAATATGTATATGAACGTCCTGTTTAAATTTATCGTACTCTGTTAAAACATTTAAAAGCGGGTTAATCCGCTCCAACGGATTGTGAGCCGTAATCGCAACCCAGATTTTCTTAGTCATGTCAGTATTCAATGCTGAAGTTGCCTCGACGCTGTAAATACTGGATCAACCACGTGTAGGCGTCTAGCAGGTCGTCATGAGCTGTTGCGCCGACGTTGATCAACTGATCGAACAAAGCGTCGAATTTTCGGTATTTATTGAACACAATTTTCTTGTTTTCTAGCAAACCTAAAGTTCCGCGAAAACGAGCGATCTTGTCCCCTCTAAAACCTTTAACTTCATGAATATTTAAGTTACCTAAGCCGCGCTCATTTATCAGCACTCGTCGAAGATCTGCCGCGAGAGATGCTTGATACGCCACGGATTCCACAACCAGCGTCACCGTGGAATAAGTCGGCATAAACTGATTGTCGTGCTGAGTGAGGATACCCCACTCCAAGAGCATGTCGCAGAGTAAATCAATTTTCTCCAGGTTTCCGATTGAGCGGCATTGGTGAGCGTCAATGATGTAGTATTTATCGCCTAAACGACCACCAAGAACAAAAGCTGTGTAATCGCTCGTTTCGTTTTTGCTAGCCGAAAGGTCAATACCGACTGCAAGTGAATCAAACTCGGTAACAACTTCCCCTTTAACTAATAGATCTGGTGAAACAACCAGATCGGAAGTCATCACAGGTTGTTGCTGATACTGGAACGCAAACGCCACGGGGTCCAGTTCTTTCTGGGTTAATAAATACTGCGACGACCACTGCTCCGGCCAATAGCTCACGGGTCCTCCATTGTTGTCGTATGTAATAGCCTCTTGGGTCACCTGTTTCCACCCTTTCTCAGGCACAAACATTGTCTTGTGGATGTCTAACGGGTGGAATCGAGTTCCTAGGCAGATTGATCGGCCACCTTCAAACACAATCGGCGCAATAACAGAAGACCAGTTGGTATTCATCTCGTCTCGAATCGCTGGGTTTTTAATATCTGCGCTGGATTTAATAGGGTCATCAACGACAACTAAGTGTGCGCGCTTAGACGTAATAGAACCACGCAGGCCCGCAGCACGCAGCGTAAACTCTTCGTCGCCAAGCCTGGGAATACCGGCGTAATCAAAATCAATCGACCAGCCGATGTCCGATTGCATCCCGGACTTCAACTGCACCCGGGGAAAAACTTTTCTAAATTCTGGAGAATCAATGAGCTGACGGATGATTCGGCTCTTAGGAATGGCCGTGGCGATGTTGTACGAAACATAAATAATCTGTAACGGCATCTTCGCCGTCGTGTGTTTTCCAATAATCCACGCGGTAAACATGTTGAGGCAGGTGCTCTTGGCGCTACCCCGTGGAGCCAAAATGTCTAAATTTGGTCCAGCAATATCAAGTAGATACTTATTGGACTCACCAGTGATCAGGTGCCGATGCCATTCCAGCATGTGTTTTGCCGGAGGTTTATCGAGAAGCGTACAGAACGTATGAAAGTCATCTGCTGCTTTTTTGTATATCGTGTCGACGCCAGATCCAGTGTCCTCACTAGCACGTAGTGCACGCATTTGTGCTGCACGACGATACGCGGATGTTTCCCGGCTAGGCATATCACTAAGTTGACACTATCGCTATATTACTCGTATCTGAACACCTTTCAGGAATGGCCAAAATTCTTTGGTACGGTGATGCTTGCTGTAATACAGGGTTTGCCCGAGTAACACACAGTGTATTAGAGCAGCTGCAAAAAGAGCACGAGATCTATGTGCTCGCAATCAATTATTCTGGCGATCCTCATAACTACCCCTATACCGTTTACCCCGCGTCGAACGTCAACTGCGGAGACCGGTTTGGTATTCCACGGATTCCGGAAATTTTAGAAAAAGTAAAACCAGATATTTTTATCTGCCTACAAGATATTTGGGTTTGCAATCAGGTATGGGAGCGCTGCCAATTCCTTAAAGATTCCTTGAAATTTAAATTTATCTGCTATTTCCCTATCGACAGCGAGTCCTACATGCCGGACATGCTGCGCAATATCCCTGAGTGGGACATGGCCATCACGTTTACCATTGAGTGCGCTCAGCGAATTTTAAAACACGATATTAAACCTTCTCGTTTAGGTGTTCTTCCCCACGGGGTGGACATCGACAAATTTATGCCCGGCTCTCGATCAGAAGCACGTAAAGCTTTTGGGTTGCCCGAAGATAAATTTATCGTTCTTAACGCCAATAGAAATCAGCCTCGTAAGCGCATTGATCTAACGATTAAAGCGTTCGCAAAATTTGCGGTCAATAAACCCGACACCATGCTGTACCTCCACATGGGGGCCAAGGATATGGGATGGGACGTTATTCCGCTCTTTAAATACGAAATGCAAAAGCTGGGACTTGACGGAACCAACCGTCTGATCCTGACTTCGAACCAAATAAATTACTTAGACGCGCCGTCAGATGCCATGCTTAACCAGATTTACAACTGTTGTGACGTAGGTATAAATACAGCAGATGGTGAAGGCTGGGGTCTTGTTCCCTTCGAACACGCAAGCTGCAAAAAACCTCAGGTCGTACCCAACCACACGGCGTGTAGTGATATTTGGGAAGGCGCTGCTCAGCTTGTGGACATCGCTACGTGGTACGTCGATAAAGATCTCGGCGTGGAGCGCGGCCTAATTGACGTAAACGATGCTGTTAAGAAATTAGACGAGCTCTATTACGACAAAAATATTTACGACGAAGTAGCCGAAGCATGTTACACCGTAACCCGCCGTCCGGAATACCGCTGGCAAAGCGTAGCCGCTGGATTCTCTCACGCTATTAAAGACCTCACCGCTTGATCCATGCAGTCAACCACACGCTTTTTTCACGCTCACAGCAGCGTCCTTTATCCGATCAAACGTCAAACAACGGGTATACCCGATGTATATACACAAGCAAACAACTTAAACGGCGTATTCACACGCATCAATTACGGGTTGCCTGAGGGCTCGGTCGCTAACTTCAGCTCCTCGATCCTCAAGCACAAAAACAAAACCTACCTCGCGTGGCGCTCTCAGCCCGAGCCTTTCGGTTTCCGGTGGGACAACAACTACTTTTATCTAAACGATAAGCCAACCGATATTTACCTTGGCCTCCTTCACGACGATCAAACTGTCGTAGGTGCTAAAAACCTGCGCCCCAACAAGCACCGCCTTAGCTACGAAGACCCGCGACTCTTTGTCGGACCTGATGATGAACTCTATGTTCAATTTGTTGCTTCAACTTACGCAAGTCGTCATAACAAGCATGGGCGCAACTTTTTTGATAATCCTAAAGTCGTTGTTTGTTACGTTGATGAACTAGGAGAAGCAGTTCAAGCTGCTATTCCGCCTATCGGCGAAAACCGCAGCAAAGAAAAAACGGAAAAAAATTGGTGCTTCTTTAGTCATAAAGAAGAACTTAAGTGTTTGTACTCGACACGCCCTCTTGTGATCGAGTGCGAAAAGAGTTCTCGTGTTGAGATTGATTCATCAGCGTTGGACGCTGTTACGAATGGGTCGCCCACTTTTAACTCCACGGCACCGATAAACCTAGGTTACGCTCACTTAGTTTTCTACCACTGGAAGCACATGGCTAGAAAACAAAACGGAGCACCGTACCTTCAGTATCATCTGAGCGCATACTTAGTCGATAAAGAGTTTAAAACTATTACACATGTTATTAAAAAGCCTCTGTTCTCGGGATCTTTAAACGACGAGCTCATCTACTGGACGGATTACGGCGGCGCCCCTCTGTCCAATCAACCGGCAGTTATCCTTCCGTTCGGGGCATACATCGAAAACGCGAACCTCGTGATGTCTCTAGGCGTAAACGACGCGTTTATGGGCATTATGCGCTGCCCACTTGAGTCCGTTATGAAACAACTTGAGCGCGTAAGTTAACTCTTTTCCTCGCGCTCAATTGTCGACCACACGAGGAAAGAAGAATCGTCTAAGAGAGTTTGAATTGCAGGTTGTCCATCAAACGTCTGCATTAACTCTCTAAGGCACCGATCAGCTCCGGCAAGAAGTAAGCCGCGTCGATCTAGGCCATCGGAAATGGACCGAACAGCCTGGATGTGAGAACGCAATTCTTTCTGAAGAGCAGAAAGCTTAGTAGCTGCTGTGGCATGATCTAACATGCCGGTTATAGTCATGTTGCGTACGTTATCAATATCCTGCTTGATACCATCAATCTCTATGAGCAAGATCTTGCGAAGATCCTCTTTAGGATATTTCTCCTGGACCCAGGCAGTCAGATCAGAAATACTGCCTGTGTAACTCGGCTGGAGAAACCGAGCATAAAGATACGCTTCGATATCGCTGGTTGCGTTCTTGGCGTAAAAAACAAAAGCGTCCTTTTGAGATTTATCGAGCGAAGCTAACCAGGAAGCGACAGTGGTCGAATCACCTATTTGAGATTTAATCACGCAAAAGCTCGTTGACCTGCAAGAGCCATTCCAGCACCAAAACGCTTAAGTGCCAACTGGCCTTCAATATTTCCACGCTGAAGAGCAAGTTGATTGCGAGTCTGCTCTTGCTGGCGGCGGATATCTAAATTCGTTGATGCGATATCGCCGGCAAGTTTGTTCGAAGTGCGTTGCGCTTCGGTAGCCATTGTGGCCAAAGCAGTCGCAGCTGGAGTCAGCAGCGTGGTTTGACCCTTGAGACCCTCGGTAGCTAACTCTTGAACACCCTGAGCGTATTGACGAGTTAATGCGGAAGCTGTCTCGGGACCGAGCATCTCAGTAGCCAACCGAGCTTTACCAGCTAAATCACCCAAACCAATTGCGCTGCTAGCGTACTGCGAAGCGATCCCGGCTTGCAAACCAGATAAAGTTTGCTCTTTTTGTTTAGCAATATCAAACTGATCGTACGCAGCCTGACCCAGCACTTTGGATTTGATCGCTTCAGTTCCTGTATAAGGAGCCATCAAAGAAGCAAGCTCGACGGCGGCAGTCGTAAGGGGAGTTACACCTGCGGTAAGGCCACCATAAAGACTCGCGTAGTCAACGCCCGGTCCTTGATCTCTGCCTCCTCCAAAAGCACCCAGTATAGAACCTAGGCCAGAAAGGGCCATACCCCCGCCAGCCAATAAACCGGCAGCGCCTAAACCTCCGGCAGCAGCGGCAGAGCCACCACCCGCTAATAAAGGAGCAGCAAAAGCAGCGGCAATAGGTACAGGCATAACCCTACTTTAAGTTAAAAGTGCCGAAGGGAGACAGAGCAGCTTGATAAACAGTGCCAAGGGCACCCATCATTCCTTGATTGGGCATCATCGAAGCAGCAATAGTGGAACCCAACGCAATCTGCTGTCGAGTATTTGCTTCGATACGAGCGCGCTCTAATTCTTTCCACGCTTCGATGTTCTGAAGCTCAATCTGACGCCGCGAATTTTCGCGGGTTTGACGCATAGAGAGTGCACTGGTGAATAGCGCACGCTTAATTGCCTGCTCGGTATCTTGTGCAGCAAGCTTCGCGCGAAGCTCAGGATCTAAAAGGCGCTCAAGAACCTTGTTGTAGTAATCCGTCTGAGGATCGGTGCTCTGCGTCGCAGGCGGCTGAGACGGAATACCTGTTGCAGTCGGTGTAGAGGGGCCGCGAGTTTCCACAGTGCTAGGCGGTTTTTCGGCGGGCTTTTTAACGCTACCAAAACGGGATTCTAAAACCTGCTGAAGACGGCGGAATTCAGCCTGTTCAGCAGCATCAGGAGCTGCTTGCTGAGGCTTCATGGTTCGAGCAGTATCAATAGTTTGATACCCGTAGCGAGGTCCGGTATAAACCTTCGTACCAATATTCGGCCCAAAATCTCTCTCTGACCCAATCTGGATTTCTTCTTCAGACACAGGTTTCGCAGTCGGCGGTTTAGTACCGCCTCGCATAGCCTGAGCAGCTAAAGCAAGCGGGGCTAAGGGAGGAGCAAGATAAGGTGCTGCCTGAAGAGCCCAATTAGCAAAATCGAAGGTCGGGTCGGCCACGTGATCTCCTTAGATTGCCTTGGCTAATTCAGAGAGAGTCGCGTTATTCTCATAACGCTCCCGTGCAACAACATCCTTAATTGCCTGATTCAGCAAGTTAGATGCAGTTCCGTAACTTGATTCTACACGCTGACGTTGAATATCACCCAGCGATTTTTCCCGCTGAGCAGCAACTTCAGCTTGAGAAGCAATACGCTGACGCTCAATTTCGGCTTGGCGAATAATGTTCTCAAGCTGAATACGGATGCCGCCCTCAGCTTGAAGTTTCTGAATTTCGCGAGCAGTAGCGCCAGATAACTCACGCTCTTTACGAGCGGAGGATTCTTCAATAAACGCGCCGGCATCAAACGATTCGAGAGGCTCTAAACCAGCAGCACCTCGAATAGCGTTATATAAATTACGACGAAGACTTAGTTCTTGTTCGCGGGCGTACTGCTCAGCAGCAAGAGCTTCGCCAGTAGTAGTTAAAAACCCACGGCCAACAGGAGCGACCGAAGCTTGAGCGTAGCTCGGTTCCTTAGCTCCAAACAGTTTGCTACCGATAAACTCGGTTCCTAATGCCGTGGCCAACGTGGCCAAAACACCAGGGGTTCCACCCGCAGCACCCGCAACACCCGCACCCCCAGCTAAAAACGGAAGGATCTTGGCAATATCACTGCCCTCTAAACCGGCTTTCCGAAGTTCGGTAACCTGACCTAGCAGATCATCGACTTGCTGAACACCAGCGCGGGCACCGCCACCGAAGAAAGGAAGTCTAGGCATCAGTAACCTGCCGGATTATCGAAAGATGTGCCTGATAAAGGCTTCTTGTTATAGTTTACACCTTCTGTTTCTGCTTGCGGCATTACACCCATCAGCTTTTGTTCAGCCGAAGGAAGAGCAGCAGTTTGCGGAAAAGTAGATTGAATATATAAAGTTAAGAACACCGAAGGATCTAACTCCGGCGCAGTTTTACGAACATCACGTTCGTGCAGCTGACGTTCCCGTTCGTTCATCGATCAACCAATCTCTTGGAAGCGAACCGAAGCAGGGATCGTGGAGCTACTAGGAGCATTCAGAAGAGAATACTGACCGCCGTAATTGGGCAGATCATACTCAAGAGGGCGTTGCTGACTGAAATACTCGCCAGCGTCATCAGCTTGTTCATTCATGTTCTGCAGGAAGTCCATGAACATAGCCATCACATTGGCGTCGTTCAAGATCAACATGATCAGATCTTCAACTTCTAATTCGTCAGCTTCATTAACCACACCAGCTTGTAAACGTCGGCCAAGCTGTACGCGAGCTTCTGGCTGAGTATTAGCGGGGTAAGCATTTAAGGAACGGGTGGGGCTGGTGTTCATGCCCTCGCCCTCACGACCAGGCATCGGGGGCGCGGCTTTATAAAAATTCTTAAGGATGACCGCAGTCATCGGCGTAGCTGCTGCGCGCTCAGCCGGAGTTTGCGGACAAGGCAAACCGACGATGCGGGCCGCTAACTCATAATCCTGAGGAGAGAACACCGGAGCACACAACTACGTCTAACTCCAGTTTAGACCTAATCTCTAAAATATCGCCAGGCTGAACTTGCAGGCCAATACAGATTCGCTCAAGCACATCAGGAGACGGAATGTACTCTTGATCAGTGTATATCTTACGTGTGGTTGTTGGCGAAAGCTCCGCCATACGGCTTAAACGAAACGAGGATAACCCACGTGCATCAAGAACGTCCTTAAGCCGATTAATCAACCTACCGCAGCTTGGGTAAGACGAATAGAAAGGCATCTTTATACCAATATATTGGTCTGTTGCTCCCGATCATAAACGTTTATTAAACAGTATTCATCCAGCGCCCATTTAACTTAAAACCCAAGATTTTTACTACGAACAAAGTGCAGATCATAAGTGGTGAAATCAATAGGAAGCGTTGGGTTATTAAAAGGAGTTTCATAAACCTCGCCCTCAACGTGAGCCTGCCACGCAGGGTTCCACTTAGCGTGCAGATATTGTTTATTCATCTCATGGGCGTAATGGATGCCAGCCGCTAGCTCAGGCTCACTCCTCCAAGTCTGAGACCCGTCCTTATAATCGCCTGCGGTTTCACCGTGGTAATAGGGAACCCCTACAGACATATGACGTTTTAGTTCCTGGTGCTTAAACCGCATCCCGTAGTCCATATCCTCGCAATAAGCCGGGTACAGATTCTCATCGAATAACCCGAATTTCTGCACAACCCAATCTTTTAAAAGGAAGAAATCCCAGCTTCCGTTCTCTCCGTGGACGATACCTGTTTCCGCATCTCGGGCGTGATCCACAGCTTTAGCCAAGAAGCCCGGCGTAAACATAAGGTCGTGGTTTGTGATGATCCAATAAGGCGCAGTCATGAACGACTTGATAATCAAGTTCCACGCACCCGAACATCCGATGTTGGAAGGCATGTGCGTGACAACCACGCGCTTTACATATTTATGCGGGATTTTTGTAAGTAGATCAAGCTCCTCGGTTATTTGGTTACGACCATTGTTATTAAAGACAATAAACGTATCTACAGGGTAATCGATGCTGTAGAACAGCCGATAGACCCAATGAGGCGCGTTAACAACAGCAGTGCCAATAACCGGTATCGTCATTTCCGCCTGTGGCTGGTAGTATGCTAACACTAAATCCTAGCGCTAATGGCGACTTACTTCTGGGGCCCGGAGAAACGGCTTATTGTTCCCACACCTGACCTGGCTTTTCTGATGCACGATGACGACTCGGGTCGTTGTCAGATGCACCAAGTTGGTGTGCCCGAACTCACCATCATCCAGTGGGCCGCCCAGCAATTCGGCAATAAAGATAAAACCTTCATCGACTGTGGCGCACACATGGGCGCCTACTCCATATTGCTTTCAGAGCACTTCAACACAGTTCATGCTTTTGAAGCTCAGACGCGCACGTACTACCAGCTCTGCGGCAATATCTTTATTAATGAAAAACAAAACATCGTTCCTCACCACGAGGCTGTCACAAACATTACCGAGGCCAACCAAACCGTAACCCTGCACGTGGTTTCAGAAGATGGCGGCGGTTCCACAATTCGTGTTCCGCAAAAAAACCAAAACGTTCTGGGCCACGAGAAAGTACGAACTGCAACTATCGACCACTACCACTTCAACCATGTGGGGTTGATCAAACTCGATATCGAAGGCAACGAGCTCAAAGCTTTACACGGCGCACAATATACGTTGCAACGCAATCATTACCCCCCGATCATCTTCGAAGCCAACAACGATGCGTGGTTCGAATCCGAAAAGAAAGACCTCTTCGACCACTTAAAATCTTTAAATTATCAGATCGCCGAAATCCGCCCCTTCGACAACATGTACGTGGCGATCAACAATCCGAATCAATAAGGGTCAGCTCAAGCCCCGCTTCCTTAAACATCGCGCGGGACATCTCGAAACTGTCGACCCAACGGTCAGGTATTTCTATATCTGGAGCCACGACGCGCTTGACGCCTGCTTGGATCAATAACGTCCCGCAGGAATTACAAGGCAAAAAGGGCCAAACGTACACCGTGGCCCCATTCAACGAAACCGCGTTGCGCGCAGCCTGTGCAACTATGTTCGCTTCAGCGTGCACAGTGCGCATCAGTTTTTCGTTTCGGTCACGCAGCCGACCCGGTAGGTCCGCGACGCCGCGCGGAAAACCGTTGTAACCAGTGGCTAAAATCCTGCGATCACGCACAGCTACGGCGCCAACCTGCGTAGAGGGATCTTTACTCCACGCGGAAATATGCTTGGCTAAATCTAGAAATCGCTGATCCCAGGACATAAAATAGAAAAAGAACTCGTTTTAAGATGGGCGACGACGTAGGGTTAGGTCTGTTATCTACAATTCTGGGCGGTTTGTTGCGTGGCGCACAAGTAGCAAAACCTGTTATTCAGCAAGGAATCACTAAAGGCATTAGGTTTGCTGACCCGCGTAGATTAGCACCCCTTATCCAGCAAGTTCAAAAAGGACCTCTGTTTCGCCCGATCCCTTTAGTAGAGAAAGCTATACAAAAAACGCCCATCATCAAAGATCTTCCTGAGTGGGCTCGCGGTCTGGTTGGTATCAATACCAGCCCTGCTGGAATTGGAGGCGCCATCGCAGCGTCTGTTTTATTAGATAAATTTTTAAATCAATTCGAAGCCGCACCGACAACCGCAGCGCCACATGGGACAACTTTACAAGGAGAAGGCAAAACACCCGAACCAGCAGCAGGTCCCCGCGTAGATGCTTCAACAACACAGCTGCTCGACATCGGCGCACCAGCACCCCAACAGGCGCGTCGGCTTGTTCCCGTTACACCCACGGCACCGCCCGCACCGGCCATCAGTCAAGCTGCGTATGACGCCGCCCAAGCCGGATTTGGGGCACCGACTTCAACGCCTCTTGCCGAGTTTTACGGTGCGCAGGAAGCCATTGGACGATACGCAGAACAAGGCGGTGAACTTCAACGCAGACTCAAAGAAGCAGGCGGCGCTGCTGGGATGAGCGATACTGCGCTGATGGAGTGGGTCAAGGCAAACCCCGCCCTTGCCTACCGCGAATTAGTCCGACGCGAAAAACGGCCTGTGCCCAACGTAGATTAATCGCGCTCGTCGAAAAGCGGAAAGTCAACAAGCTCTTCTTGGTTTGCTTCAACGTGACGCACAAGCTCTTGCAAGTGCTCTAAAAACTCAAAGCTGTAAACATTATCTGCATTGATTTCCCACCAAAACCAGCAATAACATTCATAAAACGCACAGTCATCTGGCAACAGAACGTAGTCCTCATAGTTACCACGCATCAAATCGCACCAGATCCTGAACGTGCTGAAAATAGTCCGCCACCCCGTGGGAATGCAGTGCTGAAGGTAGTATTTTAAAAGCTTCATTTGGGGTACAGAGGGCGCCACTCAGCAGGGTTTGCGTTAGCGGCGGGGCCGAGTTTTGGAAAGTCTGAAGGTTCCTTGATCCGTGGAGGCACCTCGCCCTTCAAACGAGCCAAGTCCGGTTCATAACTTGCTGTACGAACGTCCGGATGGTCCTTCACAGCGTCAAGAAGACGGCGCCGAAGCCGCACTGCATCAATAAAAACTTCTAAGTTCCCGTTGTAATGGTTCGGAAAAGCATCTCGAATCAGTTCTTCCGCCAAATATTCCAGCACCGCACCCATTTTCTCAGCCGATGAACCCGGCGAGGACGTAAATTCATCCACGCAGCGGTCCAGAATCGGATCAATCATCGAAAAAAGCGCCAAAAACGCCTAAAGGTCACAAAAGCGAGCGCGGCTACCCCTCCAGACATTAGAAGAAGGAGTAAAAAATAACCGAGAGGGTCATCTGCAACAGGAATAAAACCGTAATACACCCTATAAGCAGCAGACCCTCGTCTCTCATCTTAAATTTTTTTGTCGCAGGCAACAAAAATGTCTGGGGAGCCTAAAAGCTCAAACTTTTTCCCGCTCGAACATTGAACATTCGCTTGCGAAGGTCCCTCCTGCGTCAGGGAAGTCGAAGCTGCATCCAGAGGAGAGCATGTAAACGCAGTCATCACAAGCGTCAGAAGAGAACTCATGTGTCAATAGCGGCATCAGATTTAAGTTTAGGCTTTTTGTGAAATTGTCAATCGCGCGCTGGTTTGCCAAAGCAGTTTTATAAAAATTTTCAGACACTTCATATGCTGTACACCGATGACCGCACTCAGTGCACTCTTTCCTGCGGCGCCGACTATTATCTTTATTAATACGACTTTCTATTGTTATACAAGTTTGTTGTTTACATTTAGGGCATGTAGAGCCGATTTGCTTAGGAAAACAACCTCTAGCTGACGGTGAGCAAGCCATTTAAAAAAATAGATTCGAAAATCCTTCAATAGTTTCTGGTACGCGGTGCTTCGGCTCCTTCCAAACGACAGACTGCAAATACTCACTTGCGTCGCGGAATCCTTCGCGGCTTAGTTGCTCGGCAACGACCTCAATAGAACGAATGGCTCTATCCACGTGGATCGGCCAATCAGCTTCGCTATGCCAGTCGGAAATAGCTCGGGCTGTTTTTTCGACAAGAGGATGGGAGGTGGTTTCCTGAGTCATAGCTTTGCGGAGAACAGAATCACGAACAATGGGTTTAGCGCGCTTTAAGTAAGCAAGCTTGAGATCCGAGTCCGTCATTCGTTCATTTCGGTTGATCCAGAATAAGCAGGTTTGAAGGGATCCATGTGATTTCGGGTGTCATGTATGAAGTACTCGCAATCTTTGCCGGGGCTAGGCGGCGCAAAATAACTCTGACGAGTACTGGGTTTAGCTAAATACCGATGACAATTGAAGCGTAAGCAACACGTCTCGCCATTAGCGCATTTAGAGACATCAGCCATGTTCAAAAAATGAACATACCCGAGGTGGGATTTGAACCCACGCTGGGACGATTTTAAGTCGTCTGCCTCTTCCGCTGGGCTACTCGGGCAAGGTGCGCGTCGTCAGGATCGAACTGACCTGCGGCGATTTATGAGATCGCTGCCTTCACCAGATGGCTAGACGCGCTGTGGGAAGATGCTAAGAGCAAAACTGGGTCACGCGCTGCTTCTTAAGCATCATCACGCTTTTTTCTTTTTGAGTTTGCCTTTTGTATGTTGCTGTGGCTCGAACACTTGTAGTTACAGTAAGGCCCCAAAACATCAGTACGGTCCTTTTTGTATTCAATCCACCGGCGTAAACGAGATCCTTTGATGACAAATGATGTTTGGCACGTGGGACAAACGCAGTGTAAAAAATTTAGAGGCACCGGAGAGAACAACTCCGCACCCAGTAAACCTCGTGCGCGCTAGGTCCGCAACCCATTCCCAAAATCTTTTTTGAGTCTCAGCGATTTTGCTTGCGCTGGTAAGCCGCCAAAGCAGCGGCATAGCACCGGTCGCTACCAGCATTGAGCTCACGATTGGTGGTCCACTCGCCGCGAGCACGGAACTCGGCGAAGCACAGACTGTATTCTTCCATCATGACGCGCTTGTCGTTATTAACTAAGGTGCTTTTGGAAATAGCCACGAGGCTGGCACCGGTCAGTAGTACGACGAAATACGTTTTAAGAGAAATTCCAAAAAGGGTCTTTAAAATTTTCGGAGCTTGCCAAACTGCGAGAGCCGGAACAAGGTGAACCGTGTTGACGTTGATTTTGGTGTGAGAAGTCATGTGATGTTTTTCGACCGCTCACACCATAGCACTCTGTGCGCTAAGTGTCAAAAAACGCGCGAGCCGTCAACAACGATCGCAGCGGGGCGATATTTGATTCCCCGATACGAAAGCCAGAGAGTAGCACGGTGAACAAAAGCCCACCACTTAAGATGATTGGCCTGATGAGCTTCGCGATCATATTTGCAACCGCGATACGTAATTTTAGTCACGACTTTTAACCGACTAAAAATACAATAGGAAGCTTGTAGCTATTTATACAGTTTATGCCGTTACAGTAGTTGTTAAAAAATAGTTATAAGAATTACCTTACATCTAACTCACCATTGGCGTCCCAAGTCAAATTGGCTATCAAATAGTACTTGGGTGTCCGACTAACACCTTCTGCTGCGCGAACAAAACTATTAACTTCAGTTCCCGAAGACAAAGCAATCAACTTCTGAAGCTGATCTGCGACTTTATCGGACGGGAACTCTGATCCCACGGGGGGTTTGCGATTGCTAGGAATCTACAGGCAGCCTTTGGTCAGGACTCCCAAACTTTGGGATCTTTTAAGAATATAATTTTCCTTCATACTTTTGTTTAAATTTTATTAAAACCGTGCGTTTATTTGACCACCAAATTGATTGCCCATCTGAGGCGTACGACGATAAGTGGCATTAACCCCTACACCTGGGGTCTGAAAAGAACCATACATTTGATAACCCTGCCCCACATTTAAACCATCTTGTTCGTAAGCAGGGTTAAAACCGCCACCCAGACGCAAAATATTTTCCCTACCCAAAGGAATGTTGACGCTTCCGCCAATGGATTCAAGACGATCATCCACTGCATTAATGTCGATATTTAAAGGCTTAGGTCCGTATTGAGGTCCCATTTGCATTGGCCCCCCTAACCCACCTGCCGGTCCAACAGGTTGATGTGTCGGGTAAGCCTGAGCAAGTTCAAAACCAGAAAAACCTCTATTGGCTCCTCGCACTCCTGTTTTCATAATCCGATCAACTTCTACAGGAGAAAGTTCACGACCTCCAGGACCGACATAATAAGTTGTTCCATCAGGTCTTCGATACAACTTTAAACTTTCTGCTGCATCCATTTTTCCTCTTACAGTTGGAAAAGCCATTGCTAAATCCTGGCTTTGGGACTGATTAAGGGAAGAGTCGTTCAAAACTCGAGCAAAATCAGCATCCGAAATACCTCTGCTAGCGCCTTTAAAGTGTTGACGCATAATTGGAATAATCGTGCCGCCATAAGGCTCTAATGCTCTACGCATCTTTGTGCCTCCACGACCTTCAATCCGTCCCCGCACATAATCATTGAACTGTTCTTGTGACATCGG